CCGTGCGTTGCATTTTAATCGCCCCGCTTTTAGTTGAGCCTTTGAGCTCTGCTCGACCTGTTTCGTCTTTGATAAGGAGCTCCATGTTGTCAACTATGCGCTGCGTAAAATAACGCTCATTAGCTGCGGCAGCGCTGCCAACGATCGGCATCGGCATGTTCTTGCGTTTTTCTTCGGCTGCGCGTTCTTCGGGGTCGGTAATACCCAGCATATCGGTAGCGCCGGTCACTTTGCTGGTGATTGCCTGAGTCATAGAGCGGATCTTGTTCATCGCCGTCTCGATTTTAAAAATAGCCACGTTAAATTTATCTACTATGCCGCTCCACAGCTCCTCAAAGAAAACCCCGATGGGTTCCCACGCGCTTTTAATCTGGCCTGCAAGCGGTAAAAATGCGGCCTTGAGCTCATCCCAATAAATCACCGCCGCCGCGACTGCTGTTCCAACCGCTGCAAGGGCCAGAATAACGATACCCAGCGGGTTAAGGGCCATGACAAAATTCACGATGCCTAGCGCAACTGCCAGGGCTTTAAATGCGACGGAAAGCGCAACAACGCTGGCTATAATTTTAAAAATTGTTTTGCCGTGCTGGCCTAAAAAAATTAAGCCGTCAACGATAACGCCGAACGCGTCCGTGGTGCGCTGAAAGAGGTTCTGTTCGCTGTTGAGTTTTTTAATAGATTCCCAAAGTTTAAGAGCTAGGCTTTTTGCCTGTGTCACGAATTCTATAAATTTTGACTCAATAAGCTCTTTGTTAGCTTCGACCCAGGACCGGGCGCTTTTTGCCAACTCTGTCGAACCCCTTAGCAACTCTTTAATGGTTGGGGCTAAAACTCCCCCAAGGGTTGCGGCGGTGAGCACGATGTTATCTTTAAGCGTTGAAAATAAGCCTGACTGAGTCTTCGAGGCGATTTCCATGCCTTTATAGAACATGCCGCCGTCACTTGTCATCTTTTTAAAAGCTTTTTCTAAATGTTGAGTCGTCACCCTGCCGGCGGATACCATTTTGAAAAACGCCGGCCCCATTTTAACGCCAACTTGTTCTGCTAAATCTTTAAAAACGGGTACGCCAGCTTCTGCAACGATATTAAGAGCTTCCATGTCTACGCGGCCCTTTAGCATCGCTTTGTTGTACCCCAAAACGATCCGCTGAAAACGGTCCGTACTGCCCCCCGCAGTGTCCCCAAGCATCCGCACCGTTTCAAGCGTTTTTTCTAAATCATTATTCATGTTAGGCAGTAACTGCTTTGCAGCGTCGGCAAGGTTTCCAAATTGAAACGGCGTTGTTGCTGCGGTTTCGTTTAACATCTGCACCAACTTTTGCGCACGTTCAACGCTGCCAAGCACCGGCGTAAAAGCGGCCTGGGCGTCCTCAACGGTTGAGAACGCTTTCGCAAGGCCTATCACCGCAGCTGTTGCCGCGCCAAGCCCTACGACAGCCGCACGGCTGGCTACTTTAAGACCTGAGCCCAGCGCCCGGTTTACTTTTGAGAACGAGCGGTTGATACTTCGAAGGCTGCGCTCGGTCTGACGACCCATGCGAGCGATACTGTTTTGCATTCGACGAACTGGAGCCGTAATCCTGTCCACTGCGCGGAATATTGCGTCAACTGTAAAGCGTCCTGCCATTACGTGCTCCCGGTGTTTTTTCTTAATTCAAAGCGCAACCCGTTGAAGAAGAACCGTATTTCTCTTGCTCGCAAAGTGCGCATATCCGGTAGGCCTGGGTAATCTCGGCAACACTGCAACACCATCTCGCTATAAACCGGCTGGAATAAATGCTCGCCTTTCGGATGTTTAAAGTCCGCGCCACGTCGAACAAGTGGGACCCGGACTAATCCATTAAAAGCGCAAAAAGTGCCTCGCAAATTTTAATATCAGAGCCCACAAGATTTGCGAAAGTTTTTGGCGAGGTTTTGCACATATCCGCCATCATGGCGTACGTCTTGGCCACTTGCTGATTTTGCTTTTTGCCATCCGACGCCATTAACGATGCGCCGGTTCTTTCGTGGAAAGTCAGCGGCGTTTCAAGTCGGCTTTTTTCGTTTTGCGCTGTGAAAACGGCCTCGCCTTCCTCGTTAATCATTACCGAACCGGCAACGATTGCACGGATTATCCGGCCTTTCGCTTTTCGAAAGTTTGCCGAGTCCTCATCGTCCATGTACTCAACGTCTCCGTCAATATCCATGGCCTCAAGAAAGCGCTCAAACTCATCCACTGCGACTTCTTTACTCACTAAATCGGTCATACGTTACCCGCTACTGTTTTGTAAGCTCACCCGGCCCCATTAATGACACCTGCGCTGTTTGATTTTGGTTACCCGACTGCAATTCGCCGGTTATTTGTGCCCGCCCCTGGTAGGTCTCACCGCTCGCGTAACTAATTGCGATCGGGTAGTAATCATTTCGGTTTGCTAAGGCTTGCAAAAACTCGTGATCGCCTCGGCTGTCATCAACCTCAACCGTCAAGCCACTTAAAGACAAAGGCACCCGCGTTTTAATTAAGCGCGCCGTACCGTCACCATTTGCCTGGACTTCGTTTTCAAAGCCCCCTATTTTGCGCTGGACTTCTGCGTCCGCCGCTACTGGAAAGTTTCGACCGTCAAGCGTTACGGACTCAATGCTTCCACCGATTGCTGCCATGCTGTTCCCCTTTAAAAATACCGAGGGCTAAAATCGCCCTTAAATTATGCGACGATCTGTTGAGCGCCAAAGAAAAATCCGAAATCCAAATCCGCCGAAATAATGTTAGCGTTGCCGCTGAGCTGAACCGTAGTTGAAAGATCCAAACGTTTCGGGTTCTGCTCATTAATCTGCGCAACCGTTGCGTTTTTTGCGGTCTCTGGGTCGCTTATAATCGCCTCAAGGGCCAAACTGTCAATCATAGCGGCAACGGCGGCTACGGCGGTTTTTGGCTTTTTAGCATCACGGTTTGCCGTTGGCTGGTCGTCTGGAATAAGCGGCGCGCCGTCCCACTCTGAGTTTGCAAAGATGAGGTCAAGATTAAATATGATGTTTTGCAGTTTCACGATATCCACAACGTACCGATAAGCCGGCGTAGGATCGCCACTTGGGTGGTAAAAAGTGACCGTATCCGAAATATTAACCACGCCGTCCTTCACCTCGATTGTTGAGCTCCCCGCCTTCACCGCTTGGTCTCGGTCGGCATAGGTCCACTGGTTGCCATCTGGACCCGCCGTTAAGCCGCTCGCCTGCTGGCTACCGTAATCGCGCGCGGGGTTATTGTTGGCGACAACGGCGATCCGTGCAAGCTGCCGCGCTGCAACAACGAGCGGTAAGTCCTTTGACGCTGGTGCCACAAGCTGAGCGTTGACCCTGTCCGTTTTTCGCGCATCAGAGACCGCCGTAGCGTTTGCAACTGTTGTTTCGGTGTTGCCCGTAAACACGACCAAAGGCTTACGCGTCAACGCACCCCAGCGGCCTTCGCCAAACGTGTTATAGTCCGCGATCGCCGTGGCATCGCTAACCTCTAAGCAGTTAAGCACGAGGGTTTCCCAAACATTGCCAAACTGCGCCGCTGCGTCGTTAATGCTCGGGTTTATTAAACCACCCGCAGGCTGAGTAATTGCAAAAGACACGCCAGTGGTCGTAGCGCCAACAACTTCGACGGTTAAATCGTTCGAGCTTGTACCGGCCCATTTGGCGGCAATGTCGACCGTTGTTGTGCTGTCGGTTGCAATGACTGGCATGTTAATATTCGCGTTAATGGCCGTGGTCATTTTGGTGACTATACCCGCCACCGTATCACCGTCGCTTACAACGAAAGCCTCGGACGCGATGTTATTGACAACAACCCGGTAAGAGCCCTGCGTCGTTACCGTGCCGCTTGGCGTAATATCACCCGCCGCCGCAACGCCTGCGCCGTCATCGGCTAAGGGGTAAAACGTCACCGGTATAGTTCCAACGCCGTCGCCGTTAGTCGGTAAAAGCTGGAGCGCTGCAAGATGCAAAGGCGATCCGAAACCAAACGTCGAACCCACGGCAAAAGCGCTAGTGAGCCTTTGCTTAGTCGTTGCGTACGTCGAAGTCGTTGAGCCTTGCCCGATCACCGCAATACGCTGGGGCAAGTAGACGATCCCGCCACCGCGTAAGTTTTTAAATTCTGTTTTGATGCCAACAACTCGTGCAACTGCACTCACGTCTACGGCTGTCGAAATTGCCATGCTTTACCCCTTAGCTTGTAAATAAATCATATCCTCAGTACGTGAGGCTGTTTTCAGTTTTTAAATAAGTTTCTGTGTATTCTATTTGTTCAATAGTTGGGTTATCTA